CAACTGCGCGCTGTTGCCCTTGTATTTCAGAATCTCCACTTTTCGCCGCTGGTCCAGGTCATACGTGCTATACCCCCCGCCCGGACAATTATTTCCTCCGGCGCGGCTCCATAACCGCGGCGGAACAGGAACGTAGCCCACGCCTCCGCACGCGCTTGTGCTTTGATTTCCAATCGGCGGAGTGTTTGACATGCGATGCGCACGGATTGAGAGATTGCGTAACTATGAATTGTTTGGTATCACAATGAAATAAGCCGATATTAAAATGAGGCATTTCTTGTTTTCAAAAAAGTTTTCCATTCATCCACGCTTTCCTTATCTTCAATGATTTTGTGCACGTTGTCCAAAATTCGGGCTTCGTGCTTTTTTCTCTCGGTGTGATTCTTGCCGTATTCTACCGCCTTTGTTACATACTCCTTCTCGGATGCACATATGAATTCGGTTATGCCCATTTTCTTGTACAACCCCTGCGTGAATTTACCGCTAATGCGGTTTCCCGGGCAAGTAATGCACACCTTCCCCAACAAAAACAGTTCAATGATTGAATTAAATCCCCCAAATGGGAAATAATCCAAAATCAAATCACAATTTTTTACATATGATGTGTACTGCACGAATGGTGCTTGATATATGAAATACACCCGCTCCATGTGCGCCACCTTCGTTTTTATGTAATTCACAAACCGCGCGTCATCCTCGTCGCCCTTATTTGCGGATAGCAGAACAATCACGCCATTTTCATCCGCATTCAATATTTCATTCAGCATGTGAGCAAAAGATGGATGCATTTTTATGAAGATTTGAATGCATCCGTACAGGGTTGGATTTGCAACCCCCGTTTTTTCAATTACATCTTGACGGAACGCATCGGCATCAGTGCTATCATTTACCAGCTGAACCTCCTCCTTAAAATAATCAAACATGTTGTAGTAATATGTTCCAAGCGAATCAAACAACACCAACTGTTCGCTGTAATGGTCTTGGTCTTCTTCCGTGTTGAAGAATTTGGAAGACACGAAATAATCAATATTGGGTAACCCCGACGTGTCCGAGTGCCCCCAAGTGCTGATTTGAACGGGCGCAAGCCGAGAAAATGCAATAAATCTGGTTTGTTGGCACATGCCAATTTCCGGATACACAATGATGTCAAAGTTCTGATCCGCAATCTGGTTTCTGTTTGCAACCAAATTGCCTTCTTCCATTGTCACAATCAAGTTCTCCAGTGCGGACGGGTTGACGTCGGCCATTATTTTATCATAAAATCGGTGAGTATCTTTTTTGCGCGTCATTATTTTCACATCAAACTCTGGATCGTCGCACAAGTGCTTGATAATTCCGAGGCGATCCTTCGCGACCGAGTGAAATGTAACGATGAAATCCGACACGAACCCGACCTTTATTTTCGCGGGGGTGTTGCCGCTCTCGTTTACTGGGCGGATTTTTGTCGTATTTAACAATAAATCAGGGCACAGTCCGGATTGCAGTTTTGCAATGTTTTGAAACAGCGAGGCGTTGCTCATGTCGTGATAAGCGTATGGATAAGCGTTGTTGCGATTGATAAATGTGTTCAAAACATTTATGTTTCCATAAATGGGTCCAGTGTTCACTATCATATACTTTATCATTTTTTCATAGTATTCGCGGTGTTTCATAATTTGTGCCTTGGTTTCAAATAAATAATAACAGTTCGTAACGAACTGCGTTATTATGGTGCACAATCCAATTGAGTTGCACGTTTTGAACGCGCACACGAAATCGTCAAATGTTTCAATGTCGAACGATTTGTTATTTGTCAGTTTTCCATAAAATTCGTTTATTTTTTTCAAACTTGTCCGATGCTGACCGGCCTCAGTTCCAAGTAAAATCAGGACGCCAACCGATTCATCATGTGTCACAGTGGAAGAAGACATGTGCAGCAGTTCAATGCAATCCAATGCAATTCATACTACAAATGCATTTAAATTAATTCAAATCAATTCATTATTTTCGTTTACCGGAGGTTCTCATTGAAACAATGGTAGCAGCAACCGCAGCAATTGCGGCCATAGCGGCCACAGCGGCAAGGCTTGCCCGCACCGTGACGGCTTCTTTCACCCTTGCCACCGACCGCTCCTTCAATTCGGGCTGCAACTCGGTCGCCAGATGCACGGCATTGGCAACGCTGGACTCTATGGACGTGAAACTGTAACTGCTGTTGCCGTTTTGCACGCCGCAGTTATAAAGATTTTCATACAAGACGGACCGGTTCGGCACGTAACCGTGCGTGGTTGTCATAAATGCATGATTGAACGGCGCCCATCGCCGCTCGGCAGCGTCATACGCGCTCTGCGTCAAAAATTGGTAATCGGGATCGGGCAAATCCGGATAAACTTGCTTGAGTTGTCGGAACGTTTCGTTCATGACAGCGCGCTTGTCGCTGATTTCATTGGCGGCACCGTTATTCAAATCAACATTGTCGGACGGCGCATCCGGCATCGTTATCACCGTGGAAATGACGGTCCGGGAGCGCGGGTCGTTGAAATTCATGTAGTCCGACAGCACGATGTTGCCGACCCCCCACGCCGTGCGCGGGTAGCCCCACACCTTCGGCACATTGATTTTCGTGCGCCAATGAAAAATCACCGAAATGTAGGGCAAGTACTGCGTGTCATGCTGGAAGCGGTCAAATTCAGGCCCGAATGCCGCGCCCAACTCTGGGTGCGCGTTCAAAATGTGCTGCACCTCCTGCGGCGGACACGCCAGAATTATTTTATTGCAACCGCGCACGGCGGCTGCCCTTGATTCAAACCGCGAATCTCTCACGGCAATGCCCGACACGACGGGCGCACTTGCCGAATCCACGTCCACGATGAATTTTTCAATTGTCGCGTTCTTCATGATGTCGACCCCGCGCTCCACGAGTGCGCGCTCCCACGTGCGAAACAGCCCCACGTCGTTCGGCACCCGCGGCTGATAAATGCCGTACAAAAAATTCTGATTCAGGATTTGCAGGAAACTGAACAGCGTGTATGTGTCTGCGCTGCCGCCGTCGGTGAGCCGACCGATGCGGTCCAGAATATCAATAGACGCCTTTGAAAAATTATGAGACGAGAGATATTCCATTAAAGTTACGCTCTTAAACGAGTCGTTCAGCGTCATGAAACTCCACCCAAGGGCGGCAATTTCTCTCAGGGATAATACTTTCAACGCTTCCAACATCATGGTGGCCGTGCTGAAGTTGTATTTCACGAAGACGTCGTCAAACCGAACCCCCATGTCGTTCAGCAGTTGCGTGAACATGAAGAAGTTGTCAATGTAGATGCGGGGGCCGTGCTCCGTCATCATGCCGTCGTGCACACGGGTCACACCGTGACACCCCCCTAAATACCCCCGTTTTTCCACGAGCAACACGCTGGATGTGTTGGACAGGAGTTGAGCCAGTGCCAGTCCGGTTGGACCACCGCCCACGATGATGTAATCATATGCGCGCTGTGTCATTGTCATTTTACTGTTATAATTGAAACACATTTAATTATAACATTGTGTGCATTGTGTGCATTGTGTGCATTGTGTGCATTGTGTGCATTGTGTGCATTGTGTGCATTGTGTGCATTGTGTGCCTAAGCGTTCCATTGCGTGGAAAACCAACGGGATGACAAATAATCCATGATGCCCGGGGCTCCTCCCGACGAGCCAATGACGGTCAAATTGGGGCCCGAGCTGATGATGTTGGAGATGGCCCGTGTGCCGAGCGCGGTGTTGTAGTACCGCAATGACGAAATTAAGCCGGTGAACCCGTGGTTTTGGGCAACGTTCACGTTGCCGTAGTTTTGAAAGGGCACCGAATCCAGCGGCAACCGTTTCGCCAAATCCCCGTTCATAAACACGTCCAGCACCGTGTTTTCAACCCGAATGATCACGTTGAACCACTTGTTGATGGGAATGTTGTCCACGTCAACGGACGCGGACGGATTGTCAAACGTGCTCATCACCACCCGGAGCCCCGAGTAATCGTCCTTCAAATAAAGGCCGGGCCCGTTGTTGGGAGACATGGTTCCGTCGCTCGCCGTGGTTGCGCTGCCCTTGTTGAACACATGCAAATATTTGGTGCCATCCCTGTTTGTAGGGGCATTCTGCGTAATGTAAATCCAGACCGACCACGTGAATGCAATGCCCGCTGCATCGTTCGTGGAGCGCAGGATGGTGACGGCATTTTCTTGCGACGGGTCCTGCTGAATTGTCAAATTTCCCACGTTGGCGTCAATCATGCCGTTCACCAAATACGGGCTGGAATTGGGGGCAAACAACCAGCCAATGAGCGCAATGCCAACTCGCAAAACATAGACAAACACGATAACCGTCAAAATGAGAAACGCGGCCTTGGCCACGTAGCTGTTGGAATCCAGAAACGACTTGGACCCGCCAACCACGTCGGAAGAATTGAAGTCGGCGATCGCAGGAGCGCCCGCATTCGGCATCATTGCATTCATTGGTTATATGATATGGCTAAAAGGTTCTGTTGTTCTGTTGTTCTGTTGTTCTGTTGTTTTGTTGTTCTCTCTTATTACATTATAATAATAATTTTATTTTGCAAATGTTAAATTGAAACCGTTCCCACGGATTGGTTGTCCTTCAGCAGGCTGAAGCTGAGCTTGTAACGGTGAATAAAGTCAAACATGCCGCTGCCGCTATATCCGGAGCTGTAAATGCTCCACGCTTCTTCGGGCGTGAAGTACTCGTTCTTGTATACCACGCTGGAAATGTAGCCGATTAAATCACCGGGAGCGGCGGAAGCGGAGCTAGAGCACGTGATGTCTCCGCCGCCAACCTGCACGGTGTCCCCAGTAGCCGGAGTCACGGGTCCGGACAATATGCACGTTCGCACCAACTTGCCATCCAAATACAGGTCCGAGGTGTTGCCGTACACGCTCATGATCACGTTGAACCATTTTTGCAGTTTCACGTTTTGGATGTTGCACGTGGTTGTTGTGGTTGTGGAAGTGCCCGGAAACTTCAACATCAGGTTGTTTTGTTCATTGTCCAAATACATCTGGAATACGGGGGTTGTCCCATTGCACCGCGTCAATATGTTTTTTTTGTATACGGGGGGGTCGGACGTTCCTGCAGTGTTTTGCCACGCATCAATGTACACCCACACCGAAAACCCGAAATTTGGGCTGGAGCCGAGCTTGTCCCCAGTCACGGTCGTTGCCTGGGACGCATCCGAAAATCCCGACACGGTGGTGGTTGTCTTAGTCATCAGTTTGTACACCATATAAGCCAGCACAATAATGAGGACAAATATGAAAATGGTCAGTAGATTCATTGTATTGAAAATATTGAAAATATTGAAAATATGTATATGTGTGATATATATATTTTCATGATATTATTTAATTATCACCCTGTCAAAACGTGTCCACAAACACGTTGGCCACCGTTTTCATAATGTGGGCCACCGTTCCATCGGTGCTAAATAATCCACCCAGCAACGCGCCGAACAAGCCGAATACGACCGCGCCCATCACAAACCCCTTTGTTGCTGCCATCGTGTCGGCGTTGTTGAAAATCCAACCGAAAATCGCTCCGAGCACGGCGCCCAGCCATCCATACGTGACCGATCCACTTCGGCTGAACGACATCGGGTTGCTGGTGTCCACGTTGCTGTCGGTCGGAACCCCGGTTCCAGCCGCTTCTGATGCCAAGTAGCTAGCGGAATCGCCTTGGTTGAGCGGGTCCTGATTCACGCCCACCACCGGCGGGTTCATGAGCTTGTTCGTGTTGTAAAACCAAGCAATCTCTGCCTTCGTGAAGGGATCGCGGTTCAACACCATGTTGCAAATTTCACCGTTGGCGCCTTGATTCAGTTTATCCTTATCATGGTCGTCCCCGCTGGGATCGGCGCCAATGGTCACGGACGATGCCACCGGGGATTTGGGGATTTTGGGAATGTGCAGCCCCGTGTAAATCAACGCACCGTTCACGAAAATGTCAATGGCCCCCTTGTCGGAATTAATGACCAAATTGTTCCATCGTTGCAACGGAATGTCGGTGATGGACGGAATCGGCGTATCGGCGCCGGCAATGGCCACGGTCAGTGCGTTGGTTTGTGAATTGTAGTTCACGCGGGGGCCTAAATCGCCGCCGAATGCGAACATCGCGACGTCGGGCGAGTTGTAACTGGAGGGCGGTTGCGGGTGAATGTAGAACCACGCCGACACGCCGTACCGATAGTTGTACAGTTGCACTTCGGACGGCGGAATGGATGTTTGAGTGGGCGCCGGAGTAAGAGTGGGGGGCAAGGGAGAAGTGCCGGAATCATCCGAGGAGACCCCATTCGTGTTCACAAATTTGATCGTGTACCGGCGGATGACGGTCTGCGTGGTCATGGACACGGGGGCCGATAAAATTTGGACCCCGGTGTGGTTGATCGCGCGCGTGACCAACGACGGCAGAACATGCCCGGCCAATATGAACGCGGCCTGCAGCGCCAATAGAATCAAAATGGGACGAGTGGTCAACCCGTACTGCTCCTTCAACATTTCCACGCTGTCAATCATCAAGCACGGCAAATAAAAGAGCGCGTTGCCCACGAGTTTCAAAACGTTGGTCACCCAGTTGGCGTCCGGACTGACTTGGAACATGGAATCGCCCATTTTTCGCGAGCTTGAAAACACGGTGCGGACCAACCCAATGACCACCGCAATGCCGCCAATGTAAATCAATGCCGTGATGGCGTACTGCAGCAAGTTGGCAATTTGGGACAACCGCGAGCTGGCAGTCAATAAATAAAGGAGCAGCCCAACCACGCACGCAATTGCGGCAAGGATCAAAACCGGGCGAAAAATAAATTGTCCGTACGACGCGTCCTCGCTTGCACTTGCGCCTGTGCTTGCTGCACCTGTGCTTGCTGCACCTGTGCTTTTGTTGCTCGCAATGTACACGCCAAACCCAATCAACGATGCCACAAACATGGTGAAAACGGCGATCAATGTGCCACGTTGGCCTTCAATGAACGCGGTCAAATCAAATGACGAACGATACAGCAGCAACCCCAGAACCGCAAACGCAACGAATGCAACAATGGCCACGATTGGGCGCTGCATGAACTGTTGAACCGGCCAATAAAAGGGGAACAACAATAATTTAATAAGAGTAACAATGTTGAATCCCTGCACCGTTGCGGCGTTAGTTGTTTCTCCTATGTCTCTTGTCTCTCCCATGAACTTGGCGAGAAGGGGATAAAACGGACTCAACCCCGATTTCACGAAGAAGTTAATGACATTCACAAGCACGCTCATTCCCATGGCGTAAAACAAAGTGTTCACGTAGGGGGTGGTTGTGCTCGTCCACGTCGCCGGCGACCCAAAGCATGATGCGAACGTCGTTGATGCGCAGGGCACCAACTGATGCTTGAACTTATACACGCTGATCATCAAATACGCAACATAGCAGAGCAGTGCGAAAATCAAAACACGCTTGGCGACGACATCAGTCAAATCATTGAAGAATATGTATTTTAAATACGTCAACAGCGGCGACGTTGCGAGCAAAGTCTGCAATGGTTCCAACAATGCGTCCCGAATCGGTTTCATGGGCACAATCTGGTTAGAAATGGCATACCAATTGTACAACAGCATTAAACTGGATATTCCGATGGAAACCCCTGACACGATTTGGAACCAACTGGTGGCACCGGTTCGGATGAAATACTGCATCATCATCGCCGGAAAAACTAGAATGAAAATGAATTTGGTTGCAAACCCAGTCCATGAAAACGCGGTTTCAATCGTGTCATTCGCATCAAATTTAGCTATAATGGCTGCCGCTATCGGAATTACATACACCAACAAACTCAACCCCCAGTAGAAACTGGTCGCCGATCCTAATCCAATCACTGTGCCGATTGATAATAAAACCATGATAACTGGCACCCCGATTTTTAATGGCAACAGATCGTAACTCTCATACGTGAATCGCGTGAACAGTTGGATAACATACGTGTAAAGCCACACCAGCGGCAACAATAATAACACCCGGTTGCCCGTATTGATGGTTGTTTGTCCATTATTGTTCTCACCCACCACGTCTTTGTTCTCTGCATCCAACGGGCTGTTTGCAAACACGTAGGCGTAGACAATTGCGCCGATTGCAGCCAGCCATAAAACGTACCCCACCTTCTGTCCTTTCAACCATTCCAAAGATGATGCATTCGCAGTCGCATTCGCAGTCGCATTCGGAACCGATTGCATTTGAAATTCCCGATTTTGAAATGCCTATTTTGAAATGCCTATTTTGAAATGCTAATTATACATTGCATATATTTAAAATACATGCAATTTGCGCTGTGTCAAAATGTTTCCATTGCCGTTTTTTTACCGTGACAGTCGCGACACAGCGCCACCAAGTTGTCCACGTTGTTGGACCCGCCGTGTTCCAGGCGCACGATGTGGTCCACTTCATACCATGCCGGCAACTGGCGGTCGCAGTGCCCGCACTTCCACGACTGCTGCGCCGCCACAAACTTCTTCTTGGTTTCGCTAACGCTGCGCTTGGTGGCGTTGTTGCGCCCAGACGCCATGATGCGCGCCTCCATTTGCGCTTCTTTTGATCGCGCTAAACCCGCGGATGAGTCCGCGTCCGAAAAGAGCGATTTTTTGTTGGCGAAATCCAGGAAGGGCGTGAGCATGTCGGCGGACGAGTTGCTGATGGGCATGTATCGGATGATGTCGTTCGCGTGCGCGAGCATGGTTTGTGACTGTCCCGGGTTTTTCTTCAAGAAGATGTAGAGAGATAACCCAACAAATGCAAACGTCGACATTTTGATTTCTTTTTGCCAGGAATGAAACAGTTTCAGGTACTTGCCGTCATAATACGTGTTGAACACGAGGAACGCGGTGATCCCAAAAATGAAGAGTTCCAGTTTCATGGCTGGCCAAGTATGTATTATATATATTAGTTAAATACATAATTATGCACGCGAATGCATATGAATGCATATGAATGCATTTATTGCCCTTTGATTGCATACGGGGTCGGAACCCGTAACAGCGGACGGTGCTTGCGGCGCGTGTGAGCGAGATTGAACCGCACCTTTTTGGGTTTGCGATGACGACGCGACTGCCGTGGTTGCCGTGGTTGCTGATGCTGTGGTTGGTAGCCAATCAGCGCATTGATGCTCCGCAACCGTTTCGCAATCTCGTCCACGTTTATGCGCCGATGCCCGTTTGCAAACACAAGTGTGGTAAACATGCTGCGGTAGTGCTGCAGAACGGCAGCATACACGGCGTCGGGCATCACAAAATGCGCACGGGGCAGCATGAAGATGCTGTAAAACACGGACATTGTGCCCCACACGTCGGTGTTGAAGCGATACACGTGGTTGAAATAGTCGTGCAGCATGAACCGATGTTGCGCGGGGTCGGTGAAATGCACGAGAATTTCGGCGTTGTACTTTTCAACCACCTCGCTCAACACGAGGCTGGCCGTGTCGGTGTTCAAATTAAACATGCTTTCAAAAATGTAGGTCAGGTACTCGTGGCCACTTGGGAACAATTTGCGATATTCTTCGTACAACTCGTGCATGAAGGGGCGCAATTGCTCCGGCGTGGTCGGGTGCACGAGCTTCGTTTGCTTCAGGTAGTTGCTGTAAAGCTCGTCAATTTCCACCGAGATGACCATGGTGGAAAATGGGCGGTTGAACGTCACGGGGTTGTTAATGAAGTAGTGAGCCGGAATGATTTGGTGTGGGGTGGTGATGCCCGCAAGCCCCCAGTCAATGATGCGCACGTTGGCTTCGGACCGGTTCATCATGAGGTTTTCGGATTTCAAGTCGTTATGCATGACGCCCAGTGTGTTCATGGGCACCACCGCGTGCATCAGCACGTCCGAAATGTGGTCATTGAGCAGCCGCAAGCGGCGCGGGTCCAGCGGCTCGGCTTCCATCCACTCCCTCAAATCCGTGCCCAAATTGGGCATGTTGATTGCCCGCAACTTGCTCAAATTGCGGTTCACGTTGTCTGCTGTAATGGAATCATCCTTGAAATTTCGGCACACTTCATTGAACTGCACTAAATCATCCGCGCCGAGGGTGTCGGGTTCGCACGAGTTGACCCGAATGCTGAAATACTTTTCATAATTCTTTATTTTCGTGATGAACGGCGCAATGTGTTCGTACTCTCTCAATTCAAAGTCGGACCCCTCCTTGTATCCCAGCTTGCTGATGGTGTCGTAGATGCGTTTCGTTTCGCGCGGCTGGTTTTTGCATTTGAGGGCTGGGATGAACACGCACCCTTGCGCACCTGAAAACACGGGTTTGCCGCCTGTATGCCTTGATTGGTGTGGCATGTAGGTATTATGGGGATCTGGGGGTAGTATTGATATTAAACCGTCATATTATTAAACCGTCATATAAAAAAAATGACGGGTAATTCACATCATTTGTAATAGAGGTAGTACAGGCCCGTTGCCGCAACCACGGCGACCCCGGCATACACCAGCTTGCGCCGGTACTTGAACTCTTCGTGCAGCTTCACGTGTTTTGGTTTGTAATTGGAATAGTACGCGTTCACTGCTTCCTGCAGCGAAACCTCGTCGCGATTCAAACGCAGGTTGATTTGGTTGTGGACAAAGTGCACCCATTTTATGAAGGATTCGCGTTTATCCAAATAGGGCGAAACCGGATACTTGTCCAACAATTCGCTAAATGCATTTCCAATTTGATGATGGGGCAAAAAAAGCGGCAAATTTTGGATGAAGTCGTAATATTTTTTGATGGTCACGTCGTTGGGTCTCTCCGGATACGTGACCGCCATGCTGAACAGAACAAACCAATAATGCGGCCCCCACACGGCTGGATCCAGCGCAGATGTTGCGGCGGCGGTCATGGAATGGGTGGGTCTTTTTTACACTCAAACAATATAAAAAGAACCCGAATTAAACACATAAACATAGGTGAATGATGGACGACGACGACGACTTTAAACCTGGCACAAACGCAACCACAACCACCACCACAACCACAACCACCACCGCAACCACCACCACAACCACACACCCTAACCCTTTCCTGTTCCGTCACTCGTTCTATAAAAAAAACGTGTTTTGCAACAATTGTGGAAAAAACGGGCACTTGATGCACGCGTGCAAACATCCGATCACGAGCAATGGGCTCATTGTGTTCAAGGACAGCGATGAAGGCGCTGCGTATTTGATGATTCGCCGCAAGGACACGCTGGGATTTGTGGAATTCATTCGGGGGAAGTACCCCTTGTACAATCGCATGTATTTGCAACGGCTGATTGACGAAATGACGGTGGACGAAAAGCGGCGCCTGCAAACCCAAACCTTTAGTGAACTATGGACGAACGTGTGGGGGGATTATTTGAATTCAAAGTATCAAACCGAGGAAACGGTTTCGTGCGAGCGGTTCAACCTATTGAAGAAGGGTGTAAAAATCAATCGCGGAAACGGTAACTACGAATGCATCACATTGGATGAGCTGGTGGAGGGTTCAACCACGCAATGGACCGAACCGGAGTGGGGGTTTCCCAAGGGCCGTCGCAATTATCAAGAACGGGACCTGGACTGCGCGCTGCGGGAATTTTCCGAAGAAACGGGGTACGACTCCAGCAAATTAGTCGTCATGCAAAACATAGTGCCGTATGAAGAAATATTCATGGGGTCCAATGTGAAGACGTACAAACACAAATATTACGTGGCTTATTTTCCGCTCACGCAGAATGCAGCCGCGTCCTTTTCCGTTTCTCCCAAATTCCAAAAAACGGAAGTGAGCAAAATGGAGTGGTTTTCATTTGAGGAATGCGTGCGACACATTCGTCCCTACAATTTAGAAAAACTCAACATTCTGCGCAATCTGAATGACGCTCTCAAAGAATACGAAATCGTGTGTTGATTTTGTGCCGTTTTTTTATTAATTTTTATTTATAGTGCAAATATAACTGAATACACATCACATAACATAACATAACATAACATAACCTACGTTCTTATAGATGGAAAGCGTGCCCTTGCCCTTGCCTGATGGAGACAAGGGAGACACGGACAGCGAATCTCTCGGATTTTTGTACCCAACAAAGAACGACCCCGATTTTGCGCGCAACATTGCCCAGCGCAAGGAATTTTACGACACCATGCAAACGGTCGTGATCCCCAAATCTCAGCAACAAATGGAGGAGGAAGCCACCAAGATGTGCGGCGCCGCATTCGAGCTTGCACCGCACCAGCTCTTTGTGCGCAATTTTTTGTCGGTGATGACCCCTTACAACAGCTTGCTGCTGTATCACGGGCTCGGCACGGGGAAAACGTGCTCGGCCATCAGCGTGGCGGAAGAAATGCGGGACTACATGAACCAACTGGGGATGGGCGTGACGAAAAAGATACTGGTGGTCGCGTCCGTGAACGTGCAGGACAATTTCCGCAAGCAGCTGTTTGATTTCAACAAGCTGAAATTCAACCGCATGACGCGTCAGTTTGTCATTCGCGGATGCACGGGGACCAAGCTGCTGAAGGAAGTGGGCGCCACGGCGGAGCTGACCGACTTGACGGATCAAAACGTAGAGCGCACGCGGGCCGGAATTGTGCAGCGCATCACGCGACTCATCCATGCCAGCTACGAATTCATGGGCTACATTGAGCTGGCAAACACGGTGCGACGGCTAACCGCAGGCGCCGACCCCGTGCGCGCAATCAAGGCCGCCTTCAACCACCGCCTGGTCATCGTGGACGAAATACACAACGTGCGCAGCGACGAAGAAGACAAGGACAAGGACAAGGACAAGAACAAGGACGGAAAAAGCGTGGCCGAAGAATTGTACAAATTGGTGCGATACGCGGACAATTTGCGGCTGCTGTTGCTGTCCGGCACGCCCATGTACAACGACCCGCGCGAAGTTGTGTGGTTGCTGAATTTGATGAACGTGAACGACCGCCGCGCACCCATTTCAGTGAAGGACGTGTTTGATTCCGACGGCAATTTGCTGGAGGTCAACGGACGCAGCGTGGGTGCGGAGATGCTGCGCATCAAATCCAACGGCTACATCTCCGTGGTGAAGGGGGAGAACCCGTATATTTTCCCGTATCGCATGTACCCCGCCGATTTTGCGCCGCAGCACTCGTACGTGCTGAACCGCGACGCGCACCCCTCGCAGCAATTGAACGGCACCCCCATTCCCAGTCCGATCCAGCACTTGGACCTGTATTTGAACCCCGCCGGAGCGTATCAGGAAGCGGTGTATCACTACATCATTGACCGCAAACGCCTGGAAATGGCGGCCGACGCCACGTCGTTCGGCTCGTTTTTATTAAAGCAGCCCATTGAATCGCTGAACATGGTGTATCCCAGCGCCGAATTTGACAAGCTGCTGGAGCGCAGCCGCCGCATAAGCGAAGCGGCGACTGGAAGCGAAGCGACTGGAAGCGAAGCGACTGCGGACACCGTCACACTTGCACCGCGCATCAACCTGAACGGGTTGTTGGGTGATGCCGGGGTGAAGCGGGTCATGAAGTACGACGTGTCCGACGACGGCACGCGCATTTCCAATTTTGAATACAAGCCCGCGCTGCTGGCCAAATACGGGCGCATTTTTTCGCGCCAAGAAATCGGAAAATACAGCAGCAAAATTGCGAGCATTTGCGCGCAAATTGAAAAAGCCAACGGGGTTGTGCTGATTTACAGCGAATACATTGGGGGCGGGGCCGTGCCCATCGCACTGGCGCTGGAAGAAATGGGGTTCAGCCGGTACGACACGCAGGTGGGGTCCTTGTTCAAGGTCGCACCCGTGCCGCAAATGATGGCATCCGCACCCGCAAAACAGAAACGGTTTGCGGCCAAGTACGCAATGTTCACGGGGGACAAGCAGCTGTCGCCCGACAACCGCGCGGAGTTGGAGGCGCTCACCACCGAGAACGAGCACGGGCAGCGGATCAAGGTGGTCATTATTTCCAAGGCAGGCAGCGAGGGCATTGATTTCAAGAACGTGCGCCAAGTGCACATCATGGAGCCGTGGTACAACATGAACCGCATTGAGCAAATTGTGGGACGGGCCGTGCGCAACTGCAGCCATGCCGACCTCCCGTTCGTGGAGCGCAATGTGCAGCTGTTTTTGTACGGCACGCTGCTCACCACCACCCCCGCCGCGGAAGCGGCTGACTTGTACGTGTACCGTCTGGCGGAAACGAAAGCCGCGCAAATCGGGCAAGTGAGCCGCATTTTGAAGGAGAACGCGGTGGACTGCTTGCTCAACATTGACCAAACCAAATTCAGCCAGGAAGTGATTCAGCGACACAACCACGGACAAAACGTGACGGTGCGTCAAGTGCTGTCCGACGGAACGCGGCTTCCAAACTACGCGGTGGGGGACCGTCCGTTTTCGTTTGTGTGCGATTACCAGGCGCGGTGCGAGTACCAGTGCGCGGTCGGGTCCCGCGACAAACTCCAGGTCAACGTCGACACGTACGAGCAGCCGTTCATTGCAATGAACGCGGACCGAATCATGCAGCGGATCAGGGACTTGTTTCGCGAGCAGCACTTTTACGCGCGGCGGCTGCTCCTGCAGCATTTGTCGGGGCACCCTCGCGAGCAAGTGGACGTTGCGCTCACGCGGCTGCTGCACGACGAGCGCGAGCAGTTGGTTGACAAGCACGGGCGCAGCGGGCGCATGATCAACGTGGGCGAGTACTACCTGTTTCAGCCGTCCGAAATCACGTACCCGCGCATTGGCGTGCACGACCGCAGCGCGCCGCTGCAATTCAAGCACGATCACATCGCGTTTCCGCTGAACGACGGCACCCTGCAACGGCTGGCAATAAAGCACGGGCTGAAGACGTTGCCGGCACAAGCGCCTACACAAACGCAAGCCCAAACGCCAGCTTTCCCACCGCAAGTGGAGTCCATGCGCGCCGAGTTTGACGCCATCATGCAGATGCAGGGCGCGCCGGCGGTTGACAAAAACACCAAATCGTGGAACGAGCTGTGCGCGGACGTCATGCGCGAACTGCGCGACCGGTTCGGTTTGTCAGCGGACGTGGTGAAAAAATGCATCGTACACCATTTTTTGGACGAGTTCGCGGTGTCGGCATCGTCCGCAGCGACCTTTGACCTGCAGGTGCAGTATTTGAACGCGCTGTATGCGAAACCCGGCCCGGCATCCGAATTTGACCGACTGGCGCGCGAGCATTTTGACGGGCTCATTCTCGCAAATCCAAAGTACGCGCGGGAGGAGGGCATGCTGCTGTTGAATTCCGCCGCCAGCAAGACCGGTATGCAGTTGGTGGTGCGAAAGAATGCGGACAGCGCGTGGTCGGTTGCAAAATCAAGCGAAGAATGGCGGCCGTACATGGAGCAAATTGCGGGAATGGCACCGAAGAACGCGGAATTGGCGCCAATCATTGGGTTTGTGTCCGAATTTAAGGAAAAAAACGGCGGGAGTTATGCCGTGTTCAAGATAAAGTACATCAGCGAAAAGGGGACCGGCGCCCGGTGCGATCAAATTTCGTCCAAGCAGCGACGGCTCACGATTGTGAACCAAATTGCAACCGGGTTGGATGCGGACGCGGAGCCGATGTACACCATGGAAAACACGAAAAACCAAAACACGGCGCGGTATTGCGTGTTGTCCGAACTGTTGCTGCGCGGCTTCAACGCGATCAATAAAGATGGACGGCAATGGTTTTTGTCGCCGATCCAATCCAAGTCGCAAAAATGAAACCGGGTCAAAACAATAATAAATGTTTATAATAGGATTCATAGATATTCACAACAATCACAACAATCACAACAATCAAAACAATCAAAACTATCACAACAACACAAATGAACCAATACCAGAACCAGAACCAAACCCAAAACACCGACATTTACATTCCAACCATGGTGACACGAAAAGTGGTCTTGCCGTTTGCGGCAATTGGTCGCAACGTGCGGGCTGTTTTGGAACGGCACATCGCGCACGAGCACGAAGGAAAATGCAATGCGGAGGGGTACGTGCGCCCCCGTTCCACCCAACTGCTGGCGCATTCGTCCGGCAGTTTGACCGACCACGGGTGTGTCGCGTTTGAAGTGATGTACGAGTACCAAGCGTGCAACCCGGTGGAAGGCATGCTCGTTGTGTGCACGGTTCAGACGGTGACCCACGCGGGCGTGCACGCGCACATTGTGCCCGAGCCCAGTCCGATCGTCGTGTTCGTGTCGCGTGACCACCATTATTCGGATCCGCATTTCTCCAAACTAAAAGTGGGTGATGAAATCACAGTGCGCGTGATTGGCCGCCACTTTGAACTGAACGATCCCGTGGTTTCGGTCATTGCAGAACTGCCCCGTAAACATTACTCGTAAAGGCCGTCATAAACAAATGTTAATTCAAAAAATTGAATTAAAATTACTTCAAAAATGGAATGTAGCCATTGGTATCTGCAACTTGATATGATCTCTTCCTCTTCTTCCTCTTTCCACAGCCACAACAGCCACAACAGCCACAACAGCCACAACAGCCACAACAGCATGTCATTGTATCACACCACCACCGTGCATTACAAACTGCACATGCCTTTTTCGGAAATCCGCGACTTTCAAAACCTGAAAGCAGAGCTCACACGACGCGTGTCGGAACAAATCACTGGGAAGTGTATCCCGGAGGGGTTTGTTAAGCCGCAGTCTTGCAACCTTCGCACCCATTCGGTGGGCGCGTTGTCGGCTGGAAACATCACGTTCAATTTGGAGGTGGACTGCTTGCTGTGTTCGCCCCACGAGGGGGACGTCATAAAGTGCATCGCAAAAACGGTGACGCAGGCGGGAATACGGGCCCACGCGTGCATGGAACCATCCCCGGTTGTGATTTACATTTCCCGCGAAATGCATGAATCGTCGCCCGAAAGCCGAACAATGGACACGGTCAAACCGGGGGACGGGCTTTTGGTGAAAGTCATCGGAAAGCGGTTTGAATTGAACGACAAGCACGTGTCCATCATGGGAGAGTGGGTCGCGTTTTCTATGTGAAAAATTGTTTGGTGAGCTCGGTTTTTTGGTTCTCCACTTCGTTCAACTGCGTTTCTTGCTCGTCCACGTATTTCAGATACTCATTGATTTTGGAAATGACGGCATCAGCCACATTGGTTAAATTGATAAACGACCCATTTTTATTTTCGGTCAAATCAACTTTGCATTCTTTCATGATTTTTAATATTTGGATTTGGTGGTGCTGGTTTAAACCTTCAATTTGGTCTTTCAGTTGCTTCAGCCTGTCAGTCATGTCTTGCTCGTGCAAACAATTGCACCGTTGGTTCTAATATGTTTTTTTACAATCCATTTAAACGCATCGTGTGCCTAAATTGTAATCAGTTAGACTTGTCACGAATGCGTGCTGCAAACTCTTACGCCGCCGAACGCGATTTGAACCGTTTGCGAAGCGTCATGCTGTATGACAGCACGTTGCAACCACTAACCCAACCACAGAAACAAGAACAGAAACAAAAACAACCACAGCCACAGCCAGAGAAACAAAAACAGGAACCACAGAAACCACAGAAACCACAGAAACCACAGGAACTACAGAAACCACAGGAACTACAGAAACCACAGGAACCACCGTCGTTTCGTCCTGGGTTAAATCAGGACCCATTGTTTTGGTGTTTTTACGTGATGAAACACGGGTCATTCAAGTATGACCAACTCGCAAACCGGTTCACAGCCGAGCAGGATAGCAAACGGGACGAAATCATGCGGTTGAGGGAAACGGGAAAGCAGCTGAAACAATCCACCGGAATTAAATTCACGGCATCGGGGATGGAGGGCGACATCATGTCGCCGCGCATTTCGTTGCACGCGTTTCAAGTGCTCGCGTGTCTCAACTCCCTCAACGCGGTGTTTGTGAATCCGGTAAATCACGTATATACGGAGTTCATCCACGATGCGGTAACGTCCAAACCGGTCTTCATTGTGGAGCGCAGCAACAAACAGCTTACCATGAAACAAGCCACCGAAGAACAGCTGGCATCCTTGCGTGCGACCAATTACCGCGTGGAAAACCCGCAAAAACCCATCAAGTCAATTAGCGCGTACACCGTTGCGGACCTCACCGAAATGTGTCACGAGTTGAAAATACAACTCGGTGCCAAAATGAAAAAACAGGAACTATACGACGCGGTCGCACAAAAACTGGTGCTTTGATGGGGTGGGGTCACGTTGGCAGTTTTAGGCATTTTTGATTAGGATTCGCCCGTTGCAACAACAATGCAATTTGAAACGAGAACTAATTAAATTGTAAAATTGAATTAAATAATGTGCGGTTAATACACATTAACGGACACATAATACAGAACCCAGAACCCAGAACAAATCGCAATGCAGAAATATCAGAAACAAGCCCCTCCGAATGAGTTGTTTGATGCAATGGTGGAGACCTACCTGGGCGGGGTGTTGCAAACGGGTAATGGCTCGCTTGAATTGGAGGTGCGATTTGGAACCCGCAATTTAAAGCACATCGCGTCCATCACCAAAATTGATTTTGACAACGTCATAAAAACTCTCCTCTCGGCTGGCTACGTCATGGAAAAAACGGACGATTACACCCTCAAAATCAATTCCGAAATTGCGGACCCGCACACTGGAAAGCCCCGAATGGCCGACATTCGCACCGAGATTGCAGGAATTCACAACATTAAGATGTACTGCCGAACCAACTCGCTGGACAAAGTGCATCCCATTTTCGTTCAAAAAACGGGGTTCCACCCGGGTGAATCATCAGAGTCCATTCCCCCGGTCAATTTCGACGACTTCAATTTCCGCCTCTCGCTGCAAACCGAAAAACAGTTTGCCGAATCGTCCACCACCGCAAAAACCGTGGTCGCACCGTGGCGCAGCAGCCGAAAAACGTTTCGCTACCTGAATCGCAGCACGTTTCGCAATCCGGCGCTGCCGTTTGTGGTGGACATGAGCATTGTGAAGGAATCGCGCCGCGACTACGGTCCAGGCGGATTTAGCCAGATGATTCCCACCCACACGTTTGCAGAATCGCAGCTCACCGAGTCGCAGACCAAATACGAAATTGAAATTGAGGTCGTGAATGACGCGGTCGGGCAGGGCACCGCGTTCAACACTACAAAAAAGCTGGCGGATGCGTTGCGATCCTGTGTAAAAACCATCATGTCGGGTCTGCAGGGCACCAATTATCCGGTCGGGTTCACCGAACTCTCCGGTGTGGCTGCCGACTACATGCACTTATTGCATCCTGAACGAAAAGAAAAAGAAAAAAGCTCGGATGCCGTGGATGCGGTCAAACTGCTTTCCAAAAACTTTATTGGACCGTCATCCTACACGCTCCAGCTGCAAAACATTGTGCCCATCAATGAAACCTGCACCGTGCCCAACGTGCGGAACAACTACACGGTCACGGACAAGGCGGACGGCGCGCGCAAGCTCCTGTTCGTGTCGCCCTCGGGTCGCATCTACCTGATTGACACAAACATGCAAATCCAGTTCACGGGGGCGCAGAGCGGCAACGAAAAGCTCTTCAACACGCTTCTTGATGGCGAACACATCCTGCACGACAAAAACGGCCGTTTCATCAATTTGTTTGCGGCTTTTGATGCCTACTACATTGCCGGCAAGGATGTCCGAGCACTGCATTTTGTGCCTCCGTCCGCAGAAGCACCAATTAGCAAATTCCGGCTGCCTCTATTGGTGAATGCGATAAATGAACTGAAAGCGCGGTCCGTGGTGCGCGGAGCACCCATATGCCCGATACGAATTGAATACAAGAAATTCAAGTCCACCGGGCAGGACCAAAGCATATTTCAGTGTTGTGCAACTCTCATGAGCCAGATTGATTCCGCTGCATTTGAATACAACACCGACGGCATGATTTTCACGCCGGCCGATGCGCCGGTGGGGGGCGAAGCGGGCAGCGACGTGGCCGGACCCAAGACCAAAACCACATGGCCGATGTCGTTCAAATGGAAGCCCACGGAAGCCAACACCATTGACTTTCTGACCACGATGGTGAAGGACACCAACGGCCAGCCGAAAGTGACGAGCATTTACACGGACGGCATCAACGTTGCCATTGCGGATCAAATCGTGCAGTACAAGACGCTCACACTGCGGGTGGGGTTTGACGAAAAAAAACATGGCTACTTGAACCCGTGTGAGGATGTCATCCAAGGCAAGTTGCCGTCCCGTAGGGGCGCAAATGAAAGGGGCGCAAATGAAAGGGGCTCTGGCGGTGCTAGCGAAGACTCGTACAAACCCGTGCCGTTCTATCCGACGTCACCGTATGATCCCGAGGCGCACGTGTGCAATGTCATTCTTCGCACGGATGCGGCAGGAAATCGCGGCATGATGCTGACCGCCGAAAACGAGGTCATTGAAGACGGCACCATCATTGAGTGCGCTTACAATGCCGGAGCGGCCGATCCGCGCTTTCGCTGGGTGCCGCTACGCGTGCGCACCGACAAGACGGCGGAGTATCGCAGCGGCCAAAAAAACTACGGCAACGCATACCACGTGGCCAATTCCAATTGGCACACCATTCACAACCCCATCACGAAGCGGATGCTGACCACCGGGTTAGACATTCCCGAGGTGCTGGCCGAAGACGACGACGTGTATTACAACCGCACATCGGCATCGTCCACCACGCGCGGCCTGCGCGACTTCCATAACTTGGTTGTGAAGCGCGCATTGATTGGCGGCGTCAGTCGGCGCGGCAACACGCTCATTGACTTTGCGGTGGGCAAGGGCGGCGATCTTCCGAAATGGATCCACGCCCACCTGTCGTTCGTGCTCGGTATTGACATTTCAAAGGACAACATTCAGAACCAGCTGGACGGCGCGTGCGCGCGCTACTTGGACTACTGCAAACGGTTCAGCATCATGCCCGGGGCGCTGTTTGTCCAAGGCAACAGCGCGCTGAACATCAAAAGCGGGGCCGGCATCAGCGGTGAAAAATACAAGCAGGTTGTGCGAGCCGTGTTCGGGGACGGACCCAAGGACAAGGCGCTGCTGGGCGAAGGCGTGTATCGCGAATACGGCAAGGGCGAAAACGGGTTCAACGTGTCGTCGTGCCAGTTCGCCATTCACTACATGTTTGAAACCCGCGCCAACGTGTGCAACTTTCTGCGCAACGTGTGCGAGTGCACGGCGGTGGGTGGCTACTTCATCGGCACCACGTATGACGGGGCCACCATGTTTGACGCGCTGAAGCCGTACGAAGTGGGCGACGGCATTGCCGTTATGCACAAGGGGAAACGCGTGTGGCAGGTGACCAAGGCGTACACTGCCACCGAGTTTCCGGACGACGAGACGTGCGTGGGATACGCCATTGACGTGTACCAAGAATCCATCAACAAGACGTTCCGCGAGTACTTGGTGAATTTCAACTACTTGAAACGGCTCATGGCAAACTTCGGGTTTGAGGTGGTGCCGCGGGATGACGCGATCAAGGAGCTAGGGCTGCCAGACGGAACCGGCATGTTTGAGCAGCTGCATGCGCAAATGATGGCGCAGATAAAACAAACGCCGTCACTGGCGGCTGATTTTGGAGATGCGCCCGACATGCGCGACTACGAGCGCCGCATCTCGTTTTACAACCGCTACTTCGTGTTCAAGAAGGTGCGGTCCATTGACAACGCGGAGTCGGTGGTGAAGAGCTTATTGGGCACGTCCACCGCGTTTGAAAAACAGATGGAAGCGTTAGCACAAGAAGAAGCCGACTTGAAAGAAGCACCAACTGTGAATTTAGCGAAGACAAAACCACCCCCGAAACCAAGGGCAACAACCAAGCCCAAGCCGATTGCTCCGGTTGCTGCTGTTGTTCCTGCTGTTGTTCCTGCTGTTGCTGCTCAACCAGAGAAAAAAAAACCAAGCAGAAAACCCAAAATACAGTTGGTTGTCAAGGAACAACCGTGAACCGTGAACCATGAACCATGAACCATGAACCGTGAACCGTGAGCCTAAAAATTAAATATGAATGTAATTGTATAGTTTGCATTCATATTTTTTCACAATGGACCCGGAAATTGTGCAATATCAACTCGCACAATGGTTAGAACCCTCCAAAACACGCAGTCGCAAAGCACCCATTGAAAGGTTGCACTTTGTGAAACGGAGTATGACGCGAAAGGCCATTATGCATCCAAACCGTCGTGTGAGCATGCAATGCATGCAAGGGCAGGATGGCAAGTTTTATTACATTCCATTGGATGCATACAATCCAGACCACCTGCAAATCATAAGCGAATTAAGCCCACTGCTTGTGAATCCGAGACCCGAGCAATTTGAACCGGGTGCAATGTACACCTACATCATTGCATCCATCATTAGAAAGGATCCCGACGGCAGGGACATTCAAGAAGTTCCGGCAAAATTGTATGCAACCAAAGCGATGAACATGTTTGAGTTTGGCACAAAACATCATCAGATCTTTTATCGCATGGCTCTTACCGATGAATTGGACCGTGTTGCGCGCAACACAGGAATGCGTGTAGATGAGCTGCAATACGGATTGCACGCATCCGGCGAAATTCATTGCATTACTCCCACTTCCTTGAAGTTTAATTTTTATTCAGGCACATATAAAATGCAAAATGTAATTCCAAAGCGGCGCGCAAAATATGAAATGGGGTTGATAACCAACTTAATGCAAACCATTGACCATACTTACACCCCCGAATTCAAATTCACTCCCTTCATCGTGCAAGAAGTGCTTCCAATTACGCAGGAACAAATTTCGGATTTGAAACGTAAGGAAATTCCAGTGTTTGGATTCGACACGCAAGCACAATGCAGAACAATGCGCATGCGTCATAAAACTGCGGAAATGTCCCGCACGCAAATGGAGGAAGCCTACAGAAATATCGTTGCTCCTCCTCCTCCGACTGCTTCTTCTACTTCTGCTTATTCTGCTTCTGCTTCCATGTCACGACAGATGCCGCTGCATGCAATGTCGTTACAAGAACTTCGGTCTCGCGCAAACGAACTGAAATTGCCTGTCCAGCCCGACCACAACCGCATGACAATCATTCAAATGATTCAACAAACCACCACCAGCAAAGGCGGTAAAAAAAAGACTGTGAAAAGGCGAACCCATTATTGATGGGTTAATGGGTTGATGGTTTGATGGTTTGATAATTAATTTTCCATTATTTTTGAAAAATTGATTTAAAAATAACATCACAATATAACAATTAGAAACAACATCAACAACATCAACAACAATGATCATCCCCGTCAAGTGCTTCACCTGCGGCAACGTCATCGCCAACAAATACGAATACTATCTCAGCGAAGTGCGGCGACTGAAGATGTCCCGCGGCATGGACACCGAAAAGGTCATTTATTTGACCAAAGAATACATTCACAAAACACCGGAAGGCGAGGTCATGGACAACCTCAAACTAACTAAAATGTGCTGCCGACGACACTTCTTGACGCACGTGGACATTGAATAGGCCCGTAAACCATAAACATAAACCAACCCGGTTATGTTAAACAACATGCGCATGCGCGCACGCATCCGTTTTTTTCACTTGCATTGGAATATTGTTATTTTGGGTCAAATCATTTTCCACAATGGACAAACAGACCGACAGTGGCGTGTATTTAAACATGGACGGAAAGACACCGTGAATGCAAGAAGTAACCGACGCGTATAGCAGTTTAGCGGCATTTTTTGTTGAATCCATCAGGTTGCACATGTACCAGCGGATGCGATTGCGCGCCTGGTAAAACCGCACGTTCAAGTGATGTGCTCGCACAACATCCGCGTTTGTAAATGGGAGAGACATGCCGATAGAGATGTATGTATGCACGTCCGATGCGTTTATTTATTTTTTTTATATAAATAGAATACAAGAATTCTATTTACATCCATGGTTCATCACGGCACCAAACGCCGTTTGCATTCGCATTCGCATTCGCGCAAATCCAGTTCAAAAAAACGATCAGGGAAACCAGGGAAACGATCTGGTAAACGATCTGGTAAACGGGGTGGCCACATACCGGTGACATTTGTGGGTCCGGCATGGTCGCCTGCGGCTAACAACACACACGCCGCATTGACTGCCCCTTCGGCAAGAGCCAACCATTTTGCCGTCAGTCATAACGGCATACAAGCGGGTGGCATTGATCCAGCACGTCCCGAAATGTGGGGGCCTGGCATAAACGATATAAACGTGTTGCCTCCATTGCAAAAAGGTGGAAGGAGAAACCTTAAGCGTAGTAAACAAGGCGGGTACGTGTTCGGCGGATTTCCACAAGTTGCGTCCACCGCGTTGCAAAATGCACTCAACGGCATTAAAAATATATGGCATGGATACAACGGGCAACCGCAGTTACCATCAGCGTCGGGTTGGCATCAACCGTATTTGTTACAACAAGCGAACAACAACAACAACAAC